GAAAATGTTTTGTTAATTTTAGTATAGAAGTTACTGATGCAGGTTCAGGACATGGGGGATATTGTTACTATGTGGTAAAGATAAGAAAATATAGTGCAACAACCGAAACAGAAATTGCGAATAATAGAACAAGAGAATATATCACTTCTGTAGGAGCAGATACAGGAGAACATTTAATAAGTTTTGAAATAGATGCTACAGAAACAAATTTTAAAATAGGAGATATTTTGAGGGTAACTATAGAGGGATGGGGTAAAAGGAGTGACGCGAGTTATCCTGGTGGAACATTTAAATATTATACAGACCCTCAAAATGAAAACGGAACAGGAACAATTCCAACAACTTTTGAGGTTTATATGCCCTTTAAATTAGAAGTATAAAATGGATTTAAAAGAATATACAACAACAAACGAGAAAGATAAAATAGAGAACAAAAGCAAAAAAGTTATATCTGAGGATGCTTTTGCTATCGCAGATTTAATTAATCAATTAATTAAAAAAATCGAGCAGACTCGGGTTTTAGTAAGATAATGGCAATTAGTGATTTAAGCAGAGCAACAACGACAGACTTTAGCAGTCAAGTTCCAGATTTTATAGTTAATAGTAAGGCTCTTGATGCAGCTTCACCACAACAAGATGAATTTTATTGGTATTTTGATAAAGCTACAGTAAACTTTGGTTATTACTTTAACACTCCAGAAATATTTAATGCTGCAAATGCTTTAGCTACATGGGCAGTTGGCAGAGGATGGGAAACTAAAGATACTATTATGCAAGTTCAGTTAGACCATGTCAGAGGAGCGGGGAAAGATACTTTTGATAAAATAATGTGGAATCATGAAGTTATTAAAGTAGTTGTTGGGGATTCTTTTACTGAAATTAAAAAATTAAAAGATGATAAGATTGCAAACATGCTCCCAATATCACCAGAAAGAGTAAGAATAGTTTACGGAAAGAATGGATTAATCAAAAGATATGATGCTTGGAATGGGGAAAAGTGGAGAGATATACCCAAAGAGAAGATGCTACATTCTTCTAATAAAAAAATAGGGGACTCAGTTCATGGACAAGCACAGGGAGAGCCCGCTAAGAAAATTATAGATGCTATGAATGAGGCTTTAGAAGATGAGAGAATAATAAAGCATAGAGATAAGGCTTTAGGAATAGTTTATTATAAAACAAACAATGCTGGAAAGATTACTTATACAAATACTCAAATAGAGAATGCTGTTAAGAATGGAGAGATGTTAGGACTTCCAGAAGATTCAGCTAAAATAGAGCCTTATCCAAGCAGAAGTTCAGAAGATAGGACAGGGTGGATTCAGATGTTAGAAAACAAATTTTATCAAATATTCGGAGTTCCAAGAAGTATTGCAAGTTCTGATGGAACAAGCGAAGTAGGGGGCAAGATGGGGCATGTTATATTTGAGCCTATTTATACTAAAGAACAAATGGATTTAGAGGGAGATTTAAAATTTCAATTCCAAATAGATATAACATTTAACAGACCTCCAAGTTTAGGGGGAATGTCGCCAGCACCTATTGATGAATCTAAAAATACAGGAGAAATTGGGATACAACCTAATGATGTGGAGGCATCTATGACAAGAGAATGACCGGATTAAACCCCCGAGATACACTCTTGCCAACATTAGCAGGAACTTTATTAAAAGAAAAAGAGCCAGAAAAATCAGAAGAGCAACTGCAATGTGAAGCTGATGGCGGGCAGTGGGATACAGCTACTTCAAGATGTATAATGCCCAAAATCCCTACAGCCGCAGAGCCAGAGAAATTGCCAGAAACAAAGCTCCCAACCCCAGAGATTATAAGAGATGAAGAAACAGGTAAACCCTCAGGAATAAAACTGCCAGATGGACGGACTTTTTTAGGAATAAGTCAGGAAGAAATTAATGCTATGTCAAAAAAGTATACATCTGAAAGAGCATTACCCGCAGGAGCTATTGAGGCAGGAACAACAAGACAATTAGCAGAGGATACTCAGAGGAAAATATCTTTAGCTAAAAATGTCGGAACTATTGATTTTGAAACAGCTTCACAAATAGAAGAACAAGGTTTAAATGTTAAAGAATATTTGGCTGCAGGAACTCAAAAAGCTCTGGGTTCAGCATTAGCTTATGGAGCTACAGGAGCGGCAGCGGGATTAGTTGCATCTGCACCGACAGCAGGGGGAATTGCACCTGTCACAGTAACAGGAGGGGCAGTTGCAGGGGGAGCAGTAGGAGCATTAAAAGGTTTTTATGATGGAGTAACAGCAAATATAAAAGACCAGAGAAAAGATTTAGTTTCTGTTAAAACTAAAGAACTTAAACAAAGAAAGACAGCTATAACAAATTATATTTCTGCAGCAAATGCAAATCCAGCAGCAGCAGATGAGTATGTAGCAGCTATGAATGTCGAATTAAGTTTGGTTAGAAAAGATTATAATACATTATTAAAAAGAGGGAATGAAGATTTAGAATTTTGGGGTAGTGATGCAACACCCCAATTAGTAGATTATGAAGTATTTTTTGAAAGCACAGAGCCTTCTTTAAAATTAAGAATGGAGCAGGCGGTATTGAAACCAGACCCAACAAGGTCATTTTTATCTATAGGAGAAGAAGAATAATGACACCGCGAACAAATAAAGAAGAAATCATAATGTTGAAGAATGATATAGCATGGATTAAGAAAATGATATTAGGCGTATTTGGGGGGATAATTTTAAATATTATTATAAATTTAATAAGTTGTAAAATATAATGACAAAAAAATATAAAGATTGGTATAAAAGCAAGACAATATGGATGAATAGTTTAGTTCTTCTTATAGGAATTCTTACTGCGATTTTAGGAGAATTGGAAGCAGGCGGAACTATAACTTCTATAGCAGTCTTAAATATCGTTTTTAGATTTATTACTAAATCACAAATTTTATAAAGGTTAAAATTTTATAATATAATGGATGAAGATAAATCAAAAGATGAAGAGCCAAAACCAGATGAACCCTTATCTATTGTCGGAGAAGCCAGAGCTATTAGGAATGAAATTTTAAAAGCTAAGGAAGAACTAAAGGCTGAAAATGAGAGGAATGAAAAACTACAGACTGAAAATTTATTGGCAAGCACTGCAGGGGCAGGGATACCAATAAAAGAGCTTTCAGAAGCAGAAGAAAAGAAAGCAAAAGCTGCAGAATTTTTTAAAGGAACTGCATTAGAAGATGCAATAAAGAAATCATGAATAAAAAAGATTGGGAAGATAAGGAAAAAGGGTTTTTAGAGATGAAAGAAAAATCACTGGCTCATAAGATAGTTGTGGAAAATCAACTGGAAGAATTAGAAGTCTTTTTGAAATCAATTAGAGCGAAGATACAAACATTTAAATAATCGTTTAGCCGAATAACTATTAATGGCAAACGAAGCTACATGCATTGAAGCACCAACTATTTTTGAACGTAGAGTAATTGCTGATGGAACAGCAGTTCCTATTGGGACTGTTATGAAATTAGAGGATGCTAATACCGTAGTTGTAAGTGCAGCAGATAGCGACCCTTTTGGAGGAATATGTTGGGTTGAACACACAGCCTCCGAAGGAGTAACTGAGTTAACAGTAGCTATGAATGGGCGATGGTCTATGACTACAACAGCAGTTGCAATTCCAGCAGGTAATGCGGTTTCTATTGCAGGAGCAAATACTATAGCATTAGCAACAGAAGCAGATACAATCGTGGGAACTATTATAGGTAAATGTTTAAACACTATTGGAGGCGGTGGCGGAACAGCTATCGTTGAAGTAGGACAATTAGTATAAAATGGCAGATACAGAAAGAGAAGCAGATTTAAGAAGTGAACATATTGATTTAGCAGTTAAAGCTGTGGTAAAGATTGAGGAAAAATGGAAAGCATTATGCGCTATTGATACAGCTAAATCTTATACAGAATCATATTTTCGAGAAACTAATGATGACGCCACAGATGGAGGCACATATTCCCCAATTAGAGGAGTGCCAGAATTCGCACCCTTTCCTTATGTTGATGTTGAAGAAACTCAGGTTAGTTCTGTTATCCAAAAATTCGCAGCATCAAGTTTGATTTCTATGGAAGCAGGACAATATGCAACAGTTC